TCAGCAACGACCGTCGCAGTATCACGGATTCCGGCGTTCGGTTCGGGGGGCACGGGAACCGCGATCCCGTTCGATTATTACCTGGAAGCGACTTCCGGAGGGGATACTCTCGCTGGGAAGGTTGTTGCAACCGCTGGAGGGGTCTCGCTGACGAGTGGATCGAATCAGATTCTCGTTATTGAAATCGATGACGATGAGATGATAACGAGTTCGCCGAACATCTGCCTCGAGATGTCCTCAGCGAATAGTCTCATCAGTGCGGTCGCGATTTTGAGCGGAGCTCGCTACGCCGGTGATCAGTCCCCGACGGTTATCTCTTAGAGGGAGTTGAGATGCTGCACACGAAAGCTAAAGTCGTCAATGGGGAGTTGATTTTCACGAATTCAGCAGGGGATACTCTCCTTGAGTTCACATCTGGATCGGTCGATGTTGCATCGCGTTATAACGTGCAGCTGTATTTCGCATCAGCAGAAGTGAGTGGCAGCAAATTTGCAGTTGCTCCTTCTGCTGGAACGATCATTGGAGCGGCCGCTGCGGTTCAGTCTACCGCGAGCGCGACGGTTCTGAAACTGAAATATGGCGGATCGGCTTTGGGTGGCGGTACGATCACGATTGCCAGCGGAGCGACGGCACTGGTTGCGACCACAATCACTCCCTCAGCCGGGGGCGTTCTCTCGGCCGCGAATCAAACGATTGAGGTGGAATCGACTGGAGCCGGAACAGATAATCTCTCAGTTGCCGTGATAGTGACCGTCCAGACATAGAGGTCGGGTGATGAAGAGGATAAAGATGATTGCCTGTCACCGAGAACTGATGGTCGGGCATCTGTATGATGTCCCCGACGCGCGCGCCGAAGCGCTGGTCGCGGCTAAGTATGCGATTTTCATGGGATCGCACACCGAGACGGCGACGGTCGGACCGATCGAGACGGCGACGGCCACTCCGCAGCGGGAGCGCTGGACGCTCAAGACGTCGCCGGAAAAATATCTGAAGGCGCATCCGGACGGACCGAACGCGGAACTCGCACGACGGATTGTTGAGTCAACCGCTGAATAACGCTCTCGCGGGAGAGGAACAGACATGAATTCGGATCGTTATCAGCTCAAGACATCTCCGTCCGTCGAGCCGCTGTCGCTCGAGGAGGTGAAGATTCAAGCGAAAGTCGACTTGGATCTGGACGATGAATATCTCGATGGACTGATTACGATGAGCCGGCAGTACGTCGAGGCGTTTCAGAATCGAGCGTTGATCACGCAAACGTGGACGGCCTATTTTGATTCTTTTCCGACGGACGGTTTCTTCGAACTGCCGCTTCCCCCGCTACAGAATGTGACGAGTCTCAAGTATCTCGACACCGATGGGGTTCAACAGACGATGTCTTCGGCGCTCTACCGTGTCGATAATGCGCTGGAACCGGGACGAATTTATCTTGAATATCAACAATCCTGGCCGATTTCGCGAGCGGTTCGCAATGCAATCGAGATCGAGTTTATCTGTGGCTATGGGGATACGGCAACGACCGTCCCGGCAGGAACGAAACACGCAATGATGATGCTGTGCGCCGCTTGGTATGATCGCCGGACCGCTGTCGTTGATCAGTCGTCGGGGAATGTAACGGAACTTCCCCGGGTGATTTCGGTCGAGCAGCTCCTGGCGTTCGAGCGCGTGATTCCGCTCGGGAGGATCTGACGGATGGAACCGGGACGGATGGATCGACGCATTCGCTTCGATCGCAAGGATGTCACTCAGGATAGTTACGGCGAAGAGGTCATCACCTGGACCCCGATTGCGACGGTCTGGGCGGCGCGTCAGAATCTGCGGGGAGTCGAGAAATGGACCGCGCAGCAAGTAGCGGCCGAACTCGTCTCCCGTTATATCATCCGCTATCGCGACGACTTGAATCCGACCATGCGGCTGATTGATGGAGCGCGGACGTATGACATCCATCAACTCTATCCGACCGACGAGCGCGAGCACTGGCTGATTGTCGAAGCATCGGCGCGAAGCGAAGGAGCGGAGTAATGCCGGTCAATCCAGGAATTCAGGGTCTCTCGGCGGCACTCAGGGCACTGGAGACAGTCCGAGATGCGGTGAAAGAGGCGGAGTTGAAGAAAATCGTCAAAGAGGCAGCGGATCCCATGTTGCAGAGCGCCAAATCCGCCTGCCCGGTCGGACCGACTGGAAGGCTCAAGGATCAGTTACATACTGAAGTGACGGCAACCGGGAAGGGGCGTCGGATCGCGATCGCAAACATCGGAAACACGAAAGAGACCTGGTATGGGGTGTTCGTCGAATTCGGCGCATACGAGCGTCCTGGCGTCGGCTTCATGCGACAGGCGTTTGACGGAGGGAAAGACAAGGCGGAATCCCATGTCAGAGAACGTCTTCAAAATGAGGTCATGAGGGTTGCGGCGAAAGTAGGCAAAAAGAGCGTCTATGACACAACGCACTTTAGGGATAAAAAATAAATGGCTGAGATCGAAGAGGTCCTTCGATGGAGATTAAACACTTATTCCGGAACCTCTGCGCTTTTGTCGGGGCGGATATATCCGATGCAACTGCCGCAAGGAACCGCGAGCGCATCGGCGACCTATCAGAAGATCTCAGGTCCTCGGGACCATACGCATCAGGGACCGACGGGACTTGCGAGTCCACGTTATCAAATAACCGCATGGTCGAAACAATACAGCGAAGCGAAAGCGGTCGCAAAACAGGTCCGTCTCGCGCTTGACGGATGGTTCGGGAGCGCACTCGGTCATGTCGTGAGCGCCGTTCAACTGGAGAACGAATACGACATTTATAATCCCGAGACGCTGGTCGAGTTCTATTCGGTTCCGGTCGATTTTATCGTCTGGCATCACGAAGAAACGACATGATGAAGGAGTAAAGCACTATGGCAAGAGTTCTTATTTCAACTCAAACGCTTTTGGGACCGCATCCTGCGTCCCCGAGCGCGGGAGCTTTCCAGCTCACGTTCACGGGAGCGGACGAAGTGTCAGGAAACTATTTCGCGCTGACCGCGAAAGAGGTCGTCCTGATTCGGAACACGCACTCGGCGACGAGTTTCGGATTCACGCTCGCGTCGAAAGCGGATCCATTCGAGCGGACCGGAGATCTTACCGGGACGGTTTCAGGGGATGCGATCGCAGCATATTACGCGGGAGACGTTCAAGGCTGGAAGCAGTCGGACGGGGGTCTCTATTTGAGCGCTGCAAACTCGGCGCTGGAATTCGCAATCATCCAGCATAGCTAAGGAGAGAAGCAAATGGCAGAAACGCAAGGCACATCAGGATTTGGCACTCTCCTCAAGCGTGGGGATGGGGGCGCTCCGGAGGCATTCACGACCGTCGCCGAAATCTATCAACTCGGCGGGCCGTCTCCGTCTCGCGAACAAATCGACATGACGCATCACGAATCTCCGAGCCAATATCGGGAATTCATTGCATCTTTCAAGGACGGCGGAGAGATCAGCTTCAGCTGCAACTTTCTACCCGACAACGCGACCCAGGATGCGACGAGCGGAGTCCTGTCGATCTTCGAGGACGGAACGAAATCGAATTGGCAGATTGTCTTCCCGAATACGGGATCGACGACCGCAGCCTTTTCCGCTTACGTTCAAACCTATAATGTGAATGCACCAATTGACGACAAACTGTCGTTAGACGTGACATTGAAGGTTGACGGAGTTATCACTTGGTCGTAATGTTACGGCATGACGACTAAAAAACTACCTAAGCGGTTAACTCGCGACGACATCCTTTCGCGCAACGCGAAGAAGTATCTCAAAAGTCGGGAGGTCTTCGTTGAAGAGTGGGAGGGATCGGTATTTGTCCGAGAGCTGACAGCGGGAGAGCAACGGCGCTGTGCGGAGATGAGCAAAGATTCAGACGATGCAGCGACGCGAATGTTAACGGTCTGCGTGGTCGATGAAAACGGAGATCAGCTCTTTGAAGAGAAGGACGCGGAGGAACTTCAAAACCAGGGAGGTCGAGTTTTGAAAACGATCCTCGATGCGATTACAGAGATCAACGGGGTCACTGCGGAGATGATCGAGGAAACGAGAAAAAACTTACAGAGCGTCCCGAGCGGCAATTCGTCTTCCGGTTAGCGCTCGAACTCGGACGCACTGTCGCAGAACTGGAGGAGACGATCTCGATTCGCGAGTTGTTGGAGTGGATCATGTTCTACGAGATCGATCCGTTCGGTTATAAGCGCGGGGATTTTCAAGCGGGAATCGTTGCATCGACAATCGCCGAAGTCAACCGCGACCGCAAAAAACGCCACAATCCCTATCAACCTTCTGAATTTATTCCCGAGTTCGGGACCACCGCTCCGAAAGCGCAACCTGCCCGCCGAGCACCGGGGCAATCCTGGGAGCAACAACTTGCAATCCTGCAAGCGATCAGCATCCGCAATAACGCCGAAGTCGCACAGAAACGCCGGCTATCGCTGAAAGGACGGACAAGCTAATGCCGATGATCGGAAATCTCCTGATTTCGCTTCGCGCCACGAGCGATAAGTTCGCGAAAGACATGAACTCCGCGCACGCGTCGCTCAAGCGGGTCGGGGGGCAGATGCAATCCGTCGGGATGGGATTGTCGAAGTCCTTGACGGTTCCGCTCCTCGCTGTTGGGACCGCCGCGTTCGCGGCATCGGATTCGATCGACAAGGCGATGAAGACCATCCGTGTTGCGACCGGCGCGACCGGGGACGATTTGGCGAATCTGGGGGATGATTTCCGTGAGGTTTTCAAGGCCGTTCCTCAATCTGCCGATGTCGTTGCGCAGACGCTTGGAGACCTCCAGACACGGACCAGCTTGACGGGAGACGCGCTTCAGGGACTCACAAAGACCGTTCTCGATCTTTCGCGGATCACCGGTACCGATGCCGTTTCCAATGTCGCAGCACTGACGCGGGTCTTTGGGGATTGGAGCATCAAAGCGGAGGAATCTGCCGACTCGCTTGATTTCCTGTTCAAGGTCTCTCAGCAAACCGGCGCGGGAATTGATCAACTGGGGCGCAACCTGGTTGCGTATGGAGCGCCGCTCCGGCAAGTCGGATTCGACTTTGAGCAAGCGGCTATTTTGCTCGGGAAGTTCGAAAGAGAGGGCGTCAATACCGAGCTGGTTTTAGGCGGTTTGCGGATGGCTCTTGGCAGATTTGCTCAAGAGGGTATATCAGATACGGCCGGTGAGTTCGCTCGCCGCATGGATCAGATCAAAAACAGCGCCGATGGAACAACAGTTGCGCTTGAGACTTTCGGATCGAGGGCCGCGGCTGATATGGCGGCGGCAATCAAAGAAGGTCGGTTCGAAATTGACGCATTTACTCAATCAATAGCAGCCAGCGGAGAGACGATCGCAAAAGCCGGGGAGGATGCGCTTTCATTCGGCGAGAAACTGAAGATCCTCTGGAACGATATCACGCTGGCGCTGGAACCGCTCGGGAATGTACTACTCGAAATTTTTGACGAGACGCTGCGTCCGTTGCTCGTCGATGCGGTCGAATGGCTGCGCGGACTCGGAGAAGCGTTCCGGGAACTGGACCGACCGATTCAGTTGGCGATTATCGCAATCGCGGCAATCGCAGCGGCACTAGGCCCGGCGCTGATCGCAATTGGGCTGATGCTGCCCGCGCTTCCGCTCCTCGGCTCCGCGTTCGCTGCGCTCGCTGGACCTATCGGGCTGGCTGCGGCTGCGATCGGCGCAGCCGCGTATCTGATTTGGGACAACTGGGAGACGGTTGGACCGCTGCTGATCGGACTCTGGGAGCGGATCAAGGATGCGGCGGTTTCAACGTTCGGAATCCTCTATGATGCCGTTGTTGATATTGGGACATCCCTCGCGGACTTTTGGGCGAGCTGGGGGGATACTTTCTCGGATATCTGGGATCGGATGACGACCACTCTTTCGATGGCGTTTGAATCCTTCGTGAATACCATTCGATTTATCTGGGATGCCGTTGTCGCCATCTTTCAGGGCGCATTGCAGGTTGTTGTCGGTCTGGTCAAAACCGCAATCGGCGTACTGCTGTTTGATTGGGATCTGCTTAAGAGCGGGATCATCTCGATCGCGACCGGGATCAAAGACACCGTTGTCGGAATATTCGGTGCGATGTGGGAATTCATCGTTCGTCAGACCGGACTGGCATTGACTGCTCTCATTGATCAGTTCAAAAGTTGGGCGGATTCGATGCCGAGTTTCCTCAGAGGGCCGCTCGATACGGTCACAGGCTGGTTAGAGGACTTTAATTCCTCCATACAGGATCAGGTCTCAGAGTGGGACGCGGCATCCGAAGCGATCAAGCAGGTCGCCGAAGAACAGGCCGACGCCGCTGCCGCAGCGACACCGGAGGTGGAAACGCTCGAAGCCAGGGTCGCCGCTCTGGGGGAAACGAGCGGGATCACGGCTGGGGGCATGAACGCGCTCAATAACGGGATCGAGGAGACTGAAGACAAGGCGAAAAAGGCAGCAAAAGAACTCGAGCGGCTGCGCAAAGAAGATGAGAAGTTGGCGAAATCAATGGAGAAGCTCCGCGCCAAGATCCTGAACATCCCTCCAATCCCGCAGGCGCTTCCGAAATCGATCGATGAGTTAACCAGCAAGACGAAGCGCGCAAGCGACGACATCGAGTTTCTCGCGGTCGCAGTCCTCGCGGATCTGGAAAAAGAATCGAGAGATGCGTCCCGGCAAATCGACGTCCTGACGCGAACCGTCGAGATTCTGAATTTCAGAGGAGTCGATTCGAAACAGATTCTCAATTTGCTGGGAGGAGAGATCAATGCGGCTGCATCGGCTGCGGATAAGTTCGGGATCGAACTCGATGAACCGATCCGAAAGCTTGTCGAGATGTCAGTGGAATCGGAACGCGCATCGAAGTTCGCAGCGAAATGGGACGAAGCATGGTCGACCGCGATCGGGAATATACTGTCGAATTTTACCTCCGGGGTCACGGATATGCTGTTCGAGGGGAAGCGGTTATCGGTTGGGCTCATCTCGATTGTCAAGGACCTTGCAAAAACGCTTGTCAATATCATGCTGACGAGTTTCTTCGATCCTTTGTTGGAACAGTTCACGGGATGGTTTTCGAAAGTCTCGCGCAAGGCGACTGACTGGTTATCGGGACTCTTCTTCGGGGGGGGAGCGAATCAGGGTGCAGGAGGAACAGCGGGAACGATTGCGAATCAGTTCTTCGGAGGGGGAGGGGGTGCCATCACGGCTCTGTCGGGGCTGCTTGGTGGAGCAGCAGGGGCAATCTCGCCAGAGGAAATCGCGGCGCTTATGGAACAGTTTCCACTCCTCGAACCGCTGCTTCCCGTTGGAGGAGCCGGGGGAGCTGGCGCTGCCGGAGCGGGAGGGGGGCTGTTCGGGGGACTTGGGGG